CCGGTCTTCCTGATGGACTACGCCGCTGAGGAGTGGCGGGAGGTCGCAGACGAACTCTTCCGGCTCGGCCTCTTGACCGTCGTCGATGGCAAGGTCCTTGCCGCTTATTGTCAGGCCTATGGCCGATGGCGGAAGGCGGAAGAGACGCTCGCGCGGATGGCGGAAAGTGATCCGGGCACCGGCGCGATGATGGTCAGAACCCACAACGGCAATGCAATCCAAAACCCGATCCTGATCACCGCGCAGAAGGCGGCGAAGGACATGGTCCGCTTCGCGTCCGAGTTTGGCTTTAGCCCCGCGGCGCGCTCGCGCATCGCGCTTGGCGCAGACAACCAGGAGCCTCGGAGATTCGCCGGCCTCCTAGCCGGATAAATAGAGCCCGCCGCCGGCATTGGGTTCATGGGCATCAAACTCGGAGTGGCCGGCGGCGGCTTCCCGGCCTTTGTAGACCGAGAAGCGTAAGGATAGCGCGAAACAGTGAGTAAGGTACAACGCACCGCCGCCGGCAAGGCGCAGGCGGGGGAAGTCATCAAGTTCATCGAGGCGCTGAAGGTTCCCTCCGGTTACGGACAAGGCAAACCCTTCAAGCTTATGGCGTGGCAGAAGGCGTTTATCCGCGACATCTACGAACCCAGGGTCGACGGCAAGAGGGCAGTCAGGCGCGCGATCCTCTCGGTCGCCCGGAAGAACGGCAAGACGGCGCTGATCGCGGGTATCGCGCTCGCCCATCTGATCGGAAAATCGCTCGCGATCGACAACGGGGAGATTTACTCGGCCGCCAATGACCGCGATCAGGCGGCGATCGTGTTCAAGTTCGCCAAGCAAATCGTCGAACTGGATTGGGAGCTGAGGGAGGCGATCGAGATCATCACCTCGACCAAGACGATGATCGGCCGGCGGACGGGTTCAATCTATCGGGCGATCTCGGCCGAGGCAGGCACGAAGCACGGGCTCTTACCGAGCGTTGTGATCTATGACGAACTGGCCCAGGCCAAGGGGCGCGAGCTTTACGACGTCCTCGATACCTCATTCGGCGCGCGCGATGAGCCCCTGTTCATCGCGATCTCGACGCAGTCAAACGATCCCGAGCACATCTTCTCCAAGCTCGTCGATGACGGCTTGAGCGGCGTCGATCCTGCAATCGTTTGCCATCTCTTCGCCGCAGACGAGGACTGCGACCTCGAGGACGAGAAGCAATGGGTGAAGGCCAATCCGGCGCTCGGCGTCTTTCGCGACGAGGAGGATCTACGCACCGCGATCCGCAAGGCGGTCCGGATGCCCGCCGAAGAGCCGAAGGTCAGGAATCTTTTTCTCAACCAGCGGGTATCGCCGACCGCGCCCTTGATCTCCTTCGCCGAATGGAAAGCTTGCATCGGCGATGCTCGAATTGAAGACCGGGAAGACATCTATCTCGGGCTCGACCTTTCGAGCGTCAATGACCTCACAGCCTGCGTCCTGGTCACAGTCAAGGAGCCGATCCGAGTTCAAGCGTTTTTTTGGAAGCCGCGGGAGACCATCCTCGATCAGTCAAGGCGCGACTTCGGCGCCGGGTCTCACCGCTACATGGAATGGGCGGATGACGGCTGGCTGTTCCTCTCGCCAGGAAAAACCATCGACCACGCGCAGGTCGCCCGGTTTATCGCCGATCTGTACCTGCGCTATCGCATCAAGGGCCTCGCCTACGATCGTTATGCGATGAGCTACGTGCGCGCCGAATTCGACCGCCTCGGGTTCGCCACTCACGAAGATGACGAGAAACGCGGTTCCGGCCTCCGGATGATCGCGTGGGGTCAGGGCTATGCGAGCATGGGGCCGGCGGTGAACGCGTTTGAGCGGGCGATCCTCGAGGGCAAGCTCATCCATCCCGACAGCCCCGTCTTGAATTGGAACATTGCGAACGCCAACGCGATCATGGATCCGGCTGGCAACCGCAAGATCGACAAGGACGCGGCCCGGTTTCGCATCGACGGCGCGGTGGCGCTCGCGATGGCGCTGGGCTTGCGGGCGCGCGACCGCGCCGCCCAGCCGGCGTTCGATGTTTTCGCGTTAATTGGCTAAACGTGCTTGGCTTCGCGCTCGCGCGTGACGCGTAGCAATGCACTGCGGCGAGCTTCAGTGAAGCGCCGGTTCTTCGCCTGCTCACTCATGGGAATCCATTTGCAGTTACCCGGTTCATAGCCGCGATCGTTTTCGATCCGCTCGATCGAGTATCCCGCTGGGCGTGGTCCCATGTCAGCGAGGAAGTTTGCGAAAGAGTTCCACCGCTCGCAAACCGTGATGCCTCGCCCACCATACTCTTTGTAGCGCGCATCATTTGGATTGTTGCAGCGCTTCCGCATGGCGAGCCAGCTTATGTACTCGCGAGATCGGTTAACACCCCACGAATGGCCGTGGGTGCGGCGACTTGGATAAGGCATGGCGACCTCTCACGAAGGTTGCGGCGTCAGGCGGCAGCCAGTGTCGGCCGCCGCCAATCATAGCTCAGGGAGACACTCATGATTAGCCTCGGTGGACTACTTTTAGGGCTAATAAACATCGCGATTGTCGTCGTTATCCTGCTCCTGGTCGGCGCGATCGTCGTCTGGTTTATGACTTTGATGCAGTGGCCGATCCCGTGGAACATCCAGCGGCTTTATATGGCCGTCGTGGCCCTCATCGCGCTGTACATGCTCGTCGCGCTTTTGCTTGGCTTGCCGACCGTCCGGATCGTCGGCAGCCATCTGTCCGAGGCGGGCGCCACGCTCGTCGCCAGCCGCCCGTGCACCGTCAGCACCATCAATCATGCTTGCCAGTAAGCGATGCTGCCGGCGGTCTATGATTTAGAGTTGTATCGGGGTGATACCGTCCGGATGCAGCTTGAGCTCTGGCATGATGCCGAGCGCACGCAACCGCTCGATCTCGACGGAGCGGTTGTCGCGTCGCAAATTCGGCTAAGGCCGGACGCCGAGCCGATCCTGAATTTCATCGTCACGATCAGCCTGCCCAATGCCATTGATCTCCTGCTCGTCACCACCGAGGCGCGTGAGCTGCCGAAGAAGGGCGTTTGGGACATGCAAATAACTTTTGTCGATGGTGACGTGCTGTCGCCGATCGCTGGTGCGGTGAGGATGAAGCCTGACGTGACGCTCACCAACGGTGGAGGCCCATGAACGAGATCATCGGCACACGCCGCCCGACGTTGATGATCGACATCGTCGAGCATCACATTGACCTCAAGGTCAGCGTCGGCCCGCGCGGGCCTCAGGGGCCGCAGGGAGACCCTGGTCCTGACGGCGCCGATGGGCCGCAAGGTCCTCAGGGCGATCCCGGTCCTGAGGGGCCGCAAAGCCCGATCTTCCCCGACGCTCCCGTCAACGGCAACGCCTACCTCAGGGTCAACGGGGACTGGGCGACCGGCGGCGTGCTGGCCCAGCCGCTCTACCTTCAGGGCTCCAACGTCCTAGCGCTGGTCGGTCCGGCGTCGGCCCAGCATGCGATGCTGGCGGGCATCGGGACGGCGCCTGCCGCGATTTCATACCGCTGGCAATTGGTGCTTGCCGATGCGACACCGGAGAGCGGCGGCAACGCCGGGTCGAACTTCCAGCTTAACCGGTTCAGCGATGCGGGCGGCATGCTCGGCACGCCGTTCTCAATCGAGCGCGCGACCGGCCAGGTCACCATCCCGAACTTGCTCGGCTATCTGCCGCTGAGCGATCCGATTGTGACCAGCGCGCCCTACCTGCAATTGAGCGGCGGCGTGCTCACCGGCCCGCTCGAGCTGGCCGGGCCGCCAGCCCAGCCGACCACGGCGACCAACCGGCAATATGTCGATGACAGCGACGGCGCGCTCCAGGCCGCGATCGATCTCTTGGCCTCGAACCTTCTGTTCGTCGGGGTGCTCGACGTCCCCGCCGACGCCGGCAATTACACCGTCGCGTCCGGCATTCCGGCCGGCGAGCTGCCGGCGCCGGCGGGCGGGAACTCGAACTTCTATGTCATCGTCGCGGTCGGCGGCGCTCCACCGGCCGGCAATATTCCGCCCGACACTTACAACGCGGGTGACTGGATCGTATCGACCGGAGCGCAATGGCTCAGGCTGCCGACCGGCCAGGCCGCGACCATTGCTTCCGAGGTCGGGATCGCGCCGCCGATCGGCATGCTTGGGGCGAACGTCCAGACCGGGCTCGCTTGGCTCAACGCCAACCATCTGCCGCTGACCGGCGGGGCGTTGTCGGGCAATCTGTATGTCAACGCGGCCAATGCGGCTTTCTTTGCGCAAGCTGCAACCGGCGGCGCTACGGTCCAAGTGACGAGCGCAGCGGCGTCAGGGACCGTGAATATTGCTAGCGCGCCCACGGCGAACAGTACGATCATTGGTCAAAATGCTGCTGCTGGCGCGACTGGATCCAGATGGATTGTCAGGGTTAAAGATACAGCAACGGAGAGTGGCGGAAATACTGGCTCTAATTTTGCAATAATTCCTTGTGATGATACTGGGTTACCTCTTGCCGCAGCGCTGTCGATCAACCGCGCCAATGGAAATACAGCTTTTAGCGGTAATGTTAGCGCTCCAAGTATTACTGCTAGTAGCACGATGAATACCGTAAATCTGTTTGCAACTGGTTTTGTGAGTTCGCCTACCATAACTTCTAGTGCTGGAGTGGTTAATCTTAATTCGTTAGTCAATATCGCCAGTAGAATAACTGCTAGTAAAAATCCGGGCAACGGTAATCGTTGGGTTATGAATTTAGGTGATAATTCGCCAGAAACTGGTGCGAATGCTGGGTCAAATTTCTCTATTCAAAGCTATGACGATAGCAGCACTGGCGTGGCGCAAGTCCAAATTGGAACGCCGCTGTCGATCAATCGCGCCACGGGCCTGGTCACCATCCCGAACCTGGCGCCGCCGACCCAGCCGCCGCATCCGACCACCAAGCAGTATGTCGACGACGGCGACGCCACCCTTCAGGCCGCGATTGACCTGCTCGCCTCGAACCTCCTGTTCATCGGCGTCATCGACGTTCCCGCCGACGACGGCCACTACACCGTCGCCTCCGGCATCCAGCCCGGCGCCTTGCCAGCCCCAGGTGGCGGCAATTCCAACATGTACGTCATTGTCTCGGTCGGCGGTAACCCGCCGGCGGGCAGCAACATCCCGGCCGAGGCGTTCAACGTCGGCGACTGGATCGTCTCGACCGGGACGCAGTGGTTGCGGCTCCCGACCGGCCAGGCGGCTACCATCGCGGCGGAAGTCGCGATCACCCCGCCGATCGGCGCGCTCGGCGCCACCGTCCAGACCGCGCTCGAGTGGCTTGACGCCAACAAGCTCGACGTGACGACGCCGTATTTGCCGCTGAGCGGCGGGACGTTGACTGGGCAGCTCAATGGCACGGCGGCTATTTTTACGGGTAGAGTTGACGGTAATGATTTACATGCAGCGCAGGTCATAATAAATTCGGTCTACGGTTTGGTCTTCAGTGGACCGGGCATAATTACATCGACGTCAACACCTAGTGGCTTGCGGCGTTGGGTACTTAATTATGGTGACGGAGCGGCTGAGTCTGGCGGTAATGCTGGGACAAATATTTCACTTTTAGCTTATGCTGACAATGGTGCTACTGTTCTTTCTACGCCGTTGTCGATCAGCCGCGCCACCGGCCTGGTCACCATCCCGAACCTGAGCGCTCCGCAATATCTGCCGCTGACCGGCGGGACGTTGACCGGCAATCTGGTCCTCACTGTCGCCCAGCCAATGCTTATGCTCAACGGTCCTGGCGCAGAGGTTCGCGGGGCTGTT